GAATAAGGAGGAGAAAGCAAGTGTTCAGGCCAGGGCTTTGCCCAGGGCGTCCTGCATCTTGCACACAGCCGCATAGCTGCGCTGCTTGGATGTGCGTATCTCCTCAGCAGTCTTCTCCACGCTCTGCGGATCACTCAGTGTCCCATAAGCCAGGGAGCAGTTGAACTCGATCCGCTTGAGGATCTTATCAAGCCCGTTGAAGAGGGAAGTGTCCCGGATCTCCGGGGAAAACACCTCATACAGGTCTCCGGAGACGCCCCTGTCAAGGGCCAGCTCCCTGAACAGGCGTCGCTTGCGCTGCGGCATGTTGAAGTTGCCGCGCTCGTCCTTTTTCAGTGCGCCAGCTGTGGCGTCTACCGCCAGTTCGGTGCCGGAATACTCCCAGAGTATGCGCCCGTACTGCTCGTCCGCATCCTGGATGAGATTTGTCGCGCGGCTGTAGACCGACACACCTAGCGGCGACTCGGGATCGATGTTGTTCGCCAGCGGAATCTTGAAGTAGGCAAACAGCACCCGCTCCGGCGCCGTGCCGTCCTTGTATCTTATCGACACCTCCGGCTCCAGGCGCCCCCACTCGTCCACCTCTGACAGGGCGCAGGCGCTGCCCAGGCTGCCCTCAGACTGTGATGAGAAGGCCAGGTTGCGGATGGTGTATCCCTCCTCTGTCAGCTGGTGCTGCTCCATGCGCGTATAGTGCGTCTTGCCGCGGGTCACCCGCTCCACGAACACCGCACCGGTGATCTCCTGACGGCTGTTGAAGCTTGTGGGCAGAAAGCGCCATGCCGGCACATTGTCCACAGCGATTTGCTCCCCGTCCACATAGGGCTTGAACACGACCCCGCCGCAGGCTGCCGCAGTCTCCACGTTCTCTTTCAGATGCGACAGAACGGCCTCCGCATATTCGTCGTTTAGCCAGTCCGCGCGCGGGCTGCCCTCGATGGAGCTCTCGAACTCCACGGTGACCAGCCTGGCAAATTCCTCCGCGATGGCCGCCGGCAAACCAATCCCTTTGACGTCGTCGGTGTACCACGGCGCCTCGTCCAGAAACATCGAAGACCACAGGTCGATTGCGTCCTGCATTTTCTGAGAAATGGCAATATCTACATTGAGCGCCCGCTTGGCGTCTGTCACGTGAAACATTCTTGCGATCACTCCTCGGATCCAGTTTATAAATCTCTGCAACATATCATTGACCCCGCCTCTTCCATACCGTCTCCATGGCATACCGGACGGCGTCGATGTGGTGATTGTTGGCGTCCGGGTACCCGCTGATCACGTTACCGTCCTTGTCCCGCTCGTACTCGTACTCCAAAAACTCCTTCGCCGTATCAGGGCATCGGACCGGGTCGATCACGATCTTGACCAGGCTCTGCAGCCACTTGTGAGAGTAGTCCACAGACCCGGGACCCTTGACGGCGCCCTTACACAGCAGGCCATAATCCTGGTAGTCTTTGACGCTCTTGATCTCCGCTGAGTCCGCCGTGATCAAGTCGTCGTCCCTGATTCCCATATCCCGCAGCACCTGGGCCGTATCCTTGTTGCCCATCTTCCACCGGGTCGCCTCAGCAAAGATGTACAGCGTCAGCCGTGAGGCGTCATAGTGCATCCGGTTGAATGCCCACGGATCAGGGTAGTACCCCCAGTCCAGACCGTTGTATATCCGGTCGAAGCGCTCAAGCTCCTTATCCGGGATCTCGCGGATCTCCAGATTTGCAAACACGCTGCCGCCGTCTCCGTTGGCAACGCCCTTGTATTCGTTCTCATAGGCCGCGGGGTTCAGCCGCTTAAGCTGTTCGGCATCATCCAGGAACGCCTGTCCCAGCCATTCCGGCGGTGCATCGGTATAACATGACTCATGCACCACTCGCCGCTCATCGAGCTCCACGGCCTCCCGGTTGACCCAGTTGCTCCGGGAGCGGGGCGGGTTATAGCTGGAGAAGTCATAGCTCTCCGGGCCTCCGCGGAGTACGGACTGATTGACAGACCTTTCCTCGTTGGGCCCCGCCAGCTGGTCCTTCTCTTCTTTCCAGAGGATCCCAACGTATCCGAAGCGAGGCTTGATACCCTTGAGCTTGAGCGGATCGTCACAGCCGCGGAAGTATATCGTCTGGCCGGTGGGCTTGTACACGATCTCATAAGGCGACGTCCGAGTCTTGAAGTCACTCTCCAGCCCGAGAATGGAGATCGCCCAGATCATCTGGGCGAAAACGCTGTCCTTTATGGTGGCGTACACCTTCCTCACGATGCAAGCGTGCATCTGTGGATTGTTCAGAAGCAGCTCCACGATCTTCAGTGAGACAAAGGACGACTTCAAACTGCCTCGTCCGCCTCGAAACACATATTTCCTGTTCGGAAGGATCTGCCTATTGATATCTACGAAGTCCCTGCCCAGAACACGCGCTGGAAGCTCGAAGGGCCTGTCATCCACCGCAGCACGCTCGACGGCGGTAAACTTGTCGATCAATGTCCCCATCGCCGTCGTGATTTGCGCCGGCGCGGCGTCTCTCAGCTTCTCCTCATCGTTGAGTGCGGCAAGGCCCTTGCCGATGATCTCATTGACAATGTCCCGCTTGCTCTCCATATAGGCGATGATGTCCGCCGTGTTCTGCTCTTTCTTCCGCTCGACCTTTCTCCGAATCTCCGATGACGCCTTAACCAGCTGCCGATGGATTGTCGACTGGGCGACACTGTACTTCTTTGCGAGCTGCCGCTCTGTCATACCGTCTGCCCGGTCTGCAATGATCTGTTTAATCTGCCTGTCGGTCAGCTGAGCCAATTACCCCACCTCTCTCAAAAGGTCTCGAGGGACAGGACGGCACCATGCCGAAAGAAGGTACCGTTGTCACAGGGAAGCTACCGCCCCGCAACAACACGAAGAAAGGCATGAGTCCTCCACGGCCGTCCTTTTATCCCTCATACACAGCTCCCCCGCCTCGTCAGTGCCGTGTTCGCCCTCCGCCTGGGCATGCGCGACCCAGCGGCTCTCCGAAAAGAAGAGAGCGGCCAGACCCCTGCCCGCTCTCGATACTCTTTGCACTTTACAGCATATCATCCTTTTTTCTGCAATGCCTGCAAAGTTTCTGTATGTGCGTCTTTTTTGGATTCATGCGCGATCCATCAGCTCGGCCAGATGCCGCACGGCGCGCTTGCGGATGTAGTACGCAGTGCGCTCGCTGACATAGATCTGAGCGGCCACCTTGATCATCGACTGCCGCCCGATGTAAAAACAGGTCAACACCGTGGCCTCGTTCTCGTCCTCCAGTTGGTCGATGGCGTCGGTGATGGCATTGATAGTCTCCGCAAGGCGCAGGCGCAGCTCCTCCACCTGCCGCTCCAGCTCGTCCACCTGCAGATACACGGCCTCCAGCTTATCCTCCGGCGTGCTCTGCACCCTCGGCACGTCATATCGCGACGCGCCCGGAATCAGGCAGCTGCGCAGCGCATCCAGCTTGACGCGCTTGCGCTTGATCTGCCGATCCAGCCGGCGCACACTGTAAAGCCAATCATAGGTCTCAGCGTTTGTCATAGGCATCCTCCATATCGCAGAGGAACGCAACATTACATGCCAGATGCCACAGGTGCGGCAGCCCGCTCTCATCATCCACGCCGCGAGGATTGTCGATATACGCCAGCAGATGCCGGAAGGCAGCATCTCTGTACCTCTCGATTTCTACGGTCTTCCAGTTATCCGGATCATGATATTTCTGGTTGCCGTACTCCCGGATCCTGGCGATGTCAAAGATGATCCGAGTCGGCACGAGGGACAGACGCGCCTTGCCGGCGTCCGCCTTCGCCGTCTGATCAGGTTTTTTTACAGATGCCTTTTGCTTTTGCTTTGGCTTCCCCGCTGGCAGATACCGCCTGTCCACCTGACCGCCGTTGTCCGCCAGCAGCCGAGCCATCTCCTTGTTCGTGCAGAGGTTCTGCTGTGCCAGGATCTGCACCTGCTTGTAAGGATTCTTGCTCTCGTTGTACTCTTTCACAATATCCGCAACGGTCATTTCCATCATACGTTCCTCCTCTTCAATGCCAGAAAGATCCTCGTCTCCAGCTTTTGATCAGTCCGCCGCCGCGGACAAACCTCTTTACTTTCTCTGTAAAATCCTTCGCCGTCTCCGCCCGCATAGGACAGTCATAACCGCCGGAGCCGGTATACCCTAATTCCCGGAAAATCCCTTTGCGGGACCTGCCGCAGATAAAGCTTACATCGCAGCCGCCCTCCACGCTCACAAAGAGGCATCCCCGGCATTCCCGGTTATATGGCGGCACGGTCGCCTTTGTGTAATACATCTGGGCTCGCCCCCTCTGTCAGCTTACGCGCTCCTCACCCAAACGTCCAACCACCGACGCCCCCAGTTAAGTGCGTCCTGATGGCTGTTGAAGAACATGTCTATCTGGGTACCGCCTATCCCGCCGCCGCAGTCCTCGGCTATGTACTCGTGGCCATTGATGATGACGATGCTGCCGTACGGGATAACTGACGGGTCTACCGCTACCGTCCGTCCCTGTGTCGCTGTTGTGCCTGTCGCTGTGATGCCGTCGGACTTGCCACAACATTTTTCACAGGCGCAGTAGGCTGTGACCTCACAGACACCGAGGTAGCGCCCCTCGCTGGATCCGGCGCTGTACGCTGCTGTCTGCACAGCCGCAGCCTTCCGCGCCTGTTCCGCTCTCTCTGCTGCTCTCCGGGCCTCCTCGGCAGCCCTGCGCGCCTCCTCGATCTGACTGTTGACGGTTTCGGCGAGGATCCCGGCGTAGTTCTCCCGCTCCGCTATAAGCGCGAGGCCGTCCTCCTCGGATGCCAGCGCCGGCACCGACAGCAACAAGGCCGTCGCCGTCGCAAGTATGATGCCCAGTATCTTCTTCACTCTTTACCTTCCTTTCCTCTCCAGCAAGATGTCGATGATGATGGCCAACGCGAACGCCGCCAACACACAGATGACTAGCACTCGACGTCTCTCCTCTCCTTCAGCGCTGCCAGCAGTGCCGCCTGACTTGTGTCCTTTTCCTGCAGGGCCCGCATAACCTGCTCGTCCACAGTACCCTCCGCGATCAGATGGTGGATGATCACCGGACGCTGCTGCCCCTGTCGATGCAGCCGCGCGTTAGCCTGCTGGTATAGCTCCAGGCTCCAGGTCAGACCGTACCACACGATCACGTGCCCGCCGTCCTGCAGGTTGAGCCCGTAGCCCACAGAGGCCGGATGCGCCAGCAACAGCCCGATCTCACCGTTGTTCCAGTCGCGGATGTCCGCTTCTGATTCCAGCGCTTTCGCCTCCGGGAATCGCTCTCGGATGGTGTCAGCGTCATGCTTGTAACTGTAGAACACCAGCACCGGCTCAGACGAAGCCTCGACGATCTCCGCCAGCGCCTCGATCTTCGCCTCGTGGATCTGTACCACGGCGCCGTCAGCTGCGTACACGCGCCCATTGGCAATCTGCAGCAGCTTGTTCATAACGGCAGCCGCGCTCAGAGCCACCACGTCCTCGTCGTCAACGGTAAGCAGCTGCTCCTTCTCCATCTCCTTGTACAGCTGCAGCTCCGGCGTCGACAGCGTGACCGGGATCACGTTATCGATCCGCTTCGGCAGGGAGAGGTAGTCCGCAGCGCTCATGCTTACACAGATATCGCTGATCTTCTGCTCGATCTCTGTTTGCGCGGTCCGGGTCGGGATCCACTTGTACACGACAAAACCGTTGCGGGCTCCGGGCCGGAAGTACCGCTCCCGGTAGGCGCCGAGTGTGCGCCCCAGGCGCTCGCCCTGATCCAGCAGGTACAGCTCCGCCCACAGGTCCATTAGCCCGTTCGGGCTCGGTGTGCCGGTGAGTCCTACCACCCGCCGCACCTGCGGCATGACCTTCCGCAAGGCCTTGAACCTCTTCGCCTGCGGATTCTTGAAGCTGCTCAGCTCATCGATCACCACCATGTCAAAGGGCCAGCGCTTCCGCTCGCGGCACAGCTCCACCAGCCAGGTGACGTTATCCCTGCCGATCACGTAGACGTCCGCAGGCGCTGCCAGCGCGCGCCGGCGCTGCTCTGCGGTGCCCAGCACTCGGGAGATGACCAGCCCCTTCAGGTGATCCCACTTCTCGTGCTCACGGGTCCAGGTATCCTCCGCTACCCGCTTCGGCGCGATCACCAGAACGCGGCTCACCTCAAAGGTGTCGTAGATCAGCTCCCAGACCGCCGTCAGCGTGATGACCGTCTTTCCCAGGCCCATGTCCAGGAACAGCCCGACACGCGGCTCGTCGATGACCTTGTCGATCGCCCGCTGCTGGTAGTCGTGAGGCATGAACTTCATCCGGCGTCACCTCCCCAGCAGCCCTCTGATCTTGTCGGCCAATGCGGCGGCGTCGCTGCGGCCGCGGACAACAGTGGCAGGTATCCCCTTCGCCCGGAGTCTGGCGATCTGCCACTTCTGCAGCCGCGACGGCTGCCCCCCGTCGTCCTTCAGCTCGACGAACCACACCAGCCCTCCCGGAAGAACAGCGATGCGATCAGGCACCCCGGCATTGCCCGGGCTTGTGAACTTAAAGAACAGACCGCCCATACCTTCGATCTGCCGTCTCAGCCATCTCTCGACGTCTCTCTCCATACCGTCAAATAGCTCCTTTTCCTCGCGCGCGGGCGCGCGCGTCGTACATTTGCGCGTTTTACGCGTGCGGACGCCCGTTTTTACGCGTATATGTGCCCTTTTCTGTATAAATTCATATTCTCTATAGAAAAACACCGTTGCCACCGTTGCCGACCCATAAAAAACTATGTGTTTTCAACTCTTTGACCCGGCAACGGTAGCTCTTTTCTGACCGTTGCCGACCGTTGCCGTCGTTGCCGGTCTCCGCCATCGCTGGTAACGGTACCGTTGCCACCGTTGCCGACCGTTGCCGGGCTATTTCTCCCGCCGTGCGTATATCTTTTGCCTCCCATAGCCCGGAATCCTCAACATCTCACCCGTTCTCTCCCACTCAGGGAGCCTGGCCATAATGGCGGCGATCTCCCGCCCCTCGCGCTGGGCCCAGTCCCTCTTTGGCCGGCCGAGGCACTCGCAGAAGATCTCCAGGATGCAGACGCGGTCGCGGCGCATGGTGGTCTCCTCGATGGCGGAGAGCTCGTCGCGGTTTTGGAAGTACTCGATCCGGTCATCAACGGACAGGCTGTACCAGCTCTCCGGCAGCAGCTCGTCCAGATAGTCGACCACCTGGCCTTCCAGCTCGTTGTACTCCAGGGCGGCCTGCTGCATCCGAGCGGCCTCCTGCTCCATCTCCGCGTCGAGGTACGGCTCCTCGCCCTCTGACAGGTAGGACAGCGCCTCCGCCCATATCTGTGCCCGGGTCTCCTCCGTCATGTCCCAGACGCTCAGACGGCCGCCTCCGCTGACCGGGACCGGCCAGAAGCGGCGGTTGCCCGTCGTGTCCTGGAGGAAGCCCGTGGTGCTGTTCGTCGTGCCGCAGAT